GATGCGCTAAACTCAGTAATCAAGCCATTGCAGTTTGCTTTCCAGAGAATTGTGGGAGTGTTCCAAAAAGTAGCGACAGCCTTAGCTGATTTAGATTTTCGCAAGGCATGGAACGAGTTAAAGTTATTTGGCAGCGAAGTCAAGGCGGGAGTTAAAGATGGCCAAGATTTCGCAAAAAGTCAAATTGCAATTAAAGATGCTCAACTAGCACTTGCTACCGTCCAAGGTGAATTAAACCGCAAGATTCAAGAGCAGAAAAGCATTGTTCAGGACGTTCTTAAAACCGACCAAGAGCGGACTAAGGCAGGAAAAGAAGCTATTGATGCGCTAAATCAAAGAACAGATTTAGAGGCCAATATTCTTAAGGAGCAACTTAAACAGGCCCAGTTAGCAGCTAATCAGAATGACACAGATCGAGATGCTAAGATAGAACTAGCTCAGTTAACTAGCGATCTTGCACAGTTAGAGGCTGACCGATTAAGTGCAAGCCTAGAGATACAGAATCAATTAAACGGAATCGAAAAAAGTTCAATCGAAAAAAGCAAAACCTTAGCCCTTGAATTATCGAAAGCACAGATTGAGCAAGCACAAATTACTAGCGATGAGATAATAAGAATCTCGGAAGAGGAATCAGATAAGCGGGTATTAATCGAAATGCAAAGGAGCAGGCGTGTTAACGATCAAGCACTATTAGCTCTCAAGCAAAGTCTAATTAACGAGGAAATAACGCGGGATGAATACGATTTGAAGCTTTTAGAACGCGAGCAAAACTTATTAAACTCACTTAGAGCAGCAAGAGTAATCGCGGGACTAGATACTACCGAGTTAGACAATCAATTAGCAGATATGCAAATTGCTAACATTGAGCGCGTAAAATCTGCAAATCAGCAAGCATCAGCAGCTACGGTGGCAATCAAAGGGGATGCGTTAGATAGCGAATTAGGAATAGCAAAACAAGGGGTAAACATCGCTAAGCAAGCAGCGGGAGACAATGCCGAAGCGCAGAAACTCGCAGGATTGGCGGCTATCGGAATTAATCTTGCCGAGACGATAACCAAGGCATCAACTTTAGGTCCAGCGGGTATTGCTTTCGCGGTTTTATCTAGTGCAATTGCGGCTGTTCAAACCGCTAAGATCAAGTCCACAAATACAAACTTCGCGGACGGTGTGATAGGATTAAACGGACCGGGAACATCCACAAGCGACAGTATCAGCGCGAACTTATCAAGAGGCGAATCAGTAATAACCGCGAAGGCGACAACGGCTTACGCTCCAGTTCTTGCGCAAATGGAGCAAGCGGTAGGTAATAAGCCGAATTTTCAAATGGGCCACAAGCGGAACTTTGCCAACGGGATTATATCAGCGGGAACAAACCCAGCGATAAGCAGCACAAGAGCAGAGAGCGCAAACCTAAGCCGTGCAAGTCAAGAATTTAGCCGTCAGAAAATATATGTATCAATTGAGGAGTTCGAGGATAAGCAGCGGGACTTCACCGAGGCTAAACAGTATGCTAATATTGTTGAGTAGTGTTTGTTTTCATGGTAAGATTCTTTTTTTAACGTATTTTGGTTTTAGCATAAACACAATAAACAAACCGAAAACACTAGTTAAAGCGTAGATTATAGCTTCACCTAATCTATCCATCTGTGTTAGATTCTGTTTCTGTCTTATTCGTACCGACCAAACAAGCACGTATAAAAGTGCGGGTATGTAATAAATAGCAGGAATTATAAGTATCATCATGGTTTAATTTTTAGCTCCTCACCTGTTAAGGCAAAGTATAGGTTTTGCAGTTGGTGTACGTATTTTAAATCTTTTATAAATCCGTGATTGTTACAAATATTAGTTTCACCATGACGCCACCGGCATTGATACATGCCTTTGGTGTAGTTAGGAAATTCAGTTGTATTTGTATTATTAAAACCAAAATCAATAAGCCATTCCTCGGTTAACCGTATTGGTTTACCCTTTTTAATTGCTAAACCTGTACTGAAGTCATTACGGCAAACCGTTGCTGTTTTGCTATATAAATCTACAAAGTTTCCGATTCTTAATTCTGTTGCTTTCATAGTTGTTATTTGTTAATTTTTATCACCACCCCAAACACGAAGCAGCTAAGTTGTAAATCAATATAATGATGCAACCCTATAATAGGAGACACCTTTCCTTTAATACGCGCGGCCGTAAGGTTTAAGCGCATATCTACCCCTTAAGTATATCCTATTAGATCAGCCCCAACTTGAACACCACCGAGCGCGACATTAGCACCCGTAGCGAAGTAAGGCCGATCTTGGAATAAACCTACCTCAATAGCGTTATACGAAAACGGCACACCTTTAAAATTACGATCTACGCGGTAGGATAAAGACACCCCGCCATCGGTTACGTTCTGGAGCGGGACGAGCTGAGCGAATGATTGGAAGGATAAAATGATTAGGGTTAATATGATTAGTGTTTTCATGGTGTTTTTTTTTGTGGTGTGTTTATTCAGTTGTTATATAGAATGTTTTTCTAGCAGTTCATCAGTAGCTTTAATTTCATTATCATACCATTCTTTAGGATAGTTTCCTTCTTTTTTTAGTTTATCAAGTTGGGTTCTCCAATCCAATAAAGCATCTATGCTTGGCAGTTTACCAAGTCTTTTATAGTCGGCTAGTAAAACACTTTTCATAACATTATTTAAAATTCATTAAAACGAAATTTTACACTTGTCATTATATGGCATTTAAAACCTCTACCTTACAAGTACAGTCAGTATTTTTCTCTGCTGGCTCATTATGTAATCCACAATCAGAGTCGTGTCCAATCGGTGTTCTGAATCTATCTAATACAATTGCAATATCATCCCAAGTAACATAGTCAATATTATCTTCGGTGGCTTTACTTCGATCTAATAGTTCATCGTTTAATATGTCAATAAATAAATTATTGTCTGTCATAATAATTAACGCCACATAACAAATCCTATAAATCATTGCCTTTGTGGTCTTTGTTTTTAATTATAAACGTTTTTATATTGGCAACGCTTCATAGCCAAACGTTACACAAATATAAGACATACGTTTTAGATACGCAAGTAATAAAGAAAGAAATTATTCTATACTTTATTATCACCATCTATACCGTAGCCATCATATCAATTGTCCCGCGAACATACACAACGAAGTTCCTCCGCGCCTCTGTCCGCTTCGCAGATAACACAGCAACATTAGCAAGGTGCATTTCTCTGTCGTTCTCCATAGATTTACTAAGCGCTAACTGCTTGGCAAGGTGATCTTCGATTTCAACGAGCGCCTGGATAATCTTCTTCGCGTCGTTGTGCCGGTTAAGAATATCGTTTACTGTGACCTTTTTCGGCTTGATTCCTATTAGCTCACTCATTCTCTTCTAGGTCTTTTTGTACTAATCTTTTAATCTGTCCTGTCATGCTTTGCCCGATCTTATTGCAATGCTTTTGAAACCTCTCTTTAAATGGTGAGAGGTAAACCGTTACTCTGTCGTCTGACATCTTAGTATTGCTCATAGTTTTCTTTTATGTAGTTATAAATAAAGAGCTTTATTCTGATCAACAAGTCATCGTTGATCCTCTCAAAATACCCATTACTACTTATGTAGCCCACATAAACATATATTCGAGGATTAGATTTTTCTCCATGTAATGAGTAGTCAACCATTACTTCTTCAGTAATACTACGCCTCCAGAACCAATAATATCTTTCAGTATGGTTGATTTCTATCCGAGCTACTTGATCGGTGAGTTCTAGCATCTTCATATTACTCCGTCGTTAAAGTGGCCTTTGCAAGAAATAATATTTCCCTCAAAATGAAAGGAAAACATATCTCCATCAACACTGCAAGTACCCCAAAACTTAAGCACACCTTTACCAGCCATATAAGCAGAAGGTGGTCCCTCAATCCACCAACCACCAGAACCACATATAAAATGCGTTATCTCAATCGGTTTCAATTTTGGCTTTACTTCTTCGCCCATTCCTGAGCAGTCAATTACAGTTGTCATATTGTTGTTTATCTAGTTAGCTGTAAAAATACGCCTTTATAACGTTGGTATAACGTAACTCCTATAATATACTAATCCCTCTAATTAACTTAGCGCGAATTAAACAATAGTCGATTGGATATTCTACGCATTAACGGCATTATAGGAGAGCGCGAGCCAGCATTAGAGTCCATTCTAATAGAAAACGGGGTTGGTGAAAACTTCACCGCCCAAATGATGCGCGACTATCTCAGCCAAAACACCGAGGGGCCGTTTACTATCGAGGTTAATTCTATAGGTGGGGACGTAATCCAAGGGTTTGAGATTGCCGATATGATCGACAGAGAGAAAGGAAAAGGCCGCGAGGTTACTACTATAGGAATGCAGTTTGATTCCATTGCGTCAATCATATTCCTTAAAGGAGATATTCGAGAATCAGTAAGAGGCGCAGGGCCTTTAATTCATAACTCATGGCTGCACCCCGATCAATTAGGCGACACCTCTTTAAATGCTCAAACGCTTAGAGAGATCGCCGACGATAACGACGAGGCTGATTTCGCCATGATGGTTGAATATGTAGCTAAGGCGGGAAGAGACAATAAGCGATTGATTCAGGACTTAATGCGTAACGAGACGCAGCTAACAGACAAGCAGCTTATTGATTTGAATTTCGCAACTAAGATCATAGCACCAATAAGTACCATTAAACACGGCAAGGCTTTAAGCTACAATTCAAAAGCACTTAAAGCAATGGCGGTACAGTCAGTGCAAGAGTATTCTGATGTTCTAGCGTTCCGCGATGGTAAAGTATTTCTAATTCAAAGAAGCCTAGACGATGACTTTGAAGCGGGAAAATTTGCATTCCCAGGCGGTAAGATAGAAGAGGGAGAAACAAGCGAAGGGGCAGCACTAAGAGAACTTACAGAGGAGACAGGGCTAACAGTTTCTAACCCTCAGCACTTAGGGCAAATCACTAATGATGATGGTACTATATCACACTACTACGCGGGACAAGCTGAGGGAGATATTAAACTAAGCGAAACGGAAACAGAAACCGCTGATTTTTACAGCCTAGAAGAACTTAAAAAGCTGCCTATTATTATGGACAGCTTACAACGATACGAAGATTTAATTTTAAAAACGACAGAGATGAGCGACGAATTAAGCGCAATCAAGAAAGCCATGAACACGCTTAAGGCGTTGGTTATTGGTGGACGTAAATCCATGCTTTTACCCTTAGCGGGTGGAGCGGGTGAACTTTTTATCTTTTCCGAGGACGGAGAAATAGAAGGTAAAAGAGCGGTATTAGC